ATGGAAAAGGCAGAGGTAATTAAAGCGTTTCATTTGATGTGGGATAATTATCCGGAGTCGGCAATGCTTATTGATAAAAAGCGTAATATTATTGCTGCCAATAAAGTCGCACCCAGTACAGGACGCATAGAGGGCAACAAGTGTGCTTTAGTTGAGCCGTTAGAACAGCACAAGGGCTGCAGGGCAGAAGAAGCGTGGAAGAATGGTGAAGCCAGTTATCGTAAAAAAGTCGGTAAATTAGGTGACGTAGTTTCTTTTTGGATCCCTGTCGATGGTTATCCTGATTATTTGGTGCATTTTTCTGTCGGTTCGATTCAAAAATATGAATATAACGTTTGAAAATAAACCCTGCTGTAATTTGCAGCAGGGTTTTATATGACCAGAATAAACGAAGTATTATATTTCGTTCTTTATGATTTATGCAAAATAAAAAAGACGCAGAACAAGTCTGCATCTGTCTTTTCCATTGGTACGCCCGAGTGGAATCGAACCACCGCACACGGCTCCGGAGGGCTTGTTGTAAGCTTTAAAACCATTGATATAACTAGCTTTGTTGATTTATGGTCGCAGTTTTGGTCGCACTCTTTGTTTTTTTCTTCTGAAAAAGGTCTATTATATGTCTGTTAAATCCTGGCATTGCATGTCCATACATTTTAAGTGTTGTGTTTGCATCAGCGTGTCCAAGACACCTTGATACTTCTAAGATGGGTATATCTTTGGTGAGTGCTGCTGTTGCAAATGTATGCCTGAATGTATGGATATTTTTATTTACTCCGGCCAACTCACATATCTTTACCCAAGCACGTCGGATATTTCCATAGTTAAGGGCTTTGCCGCTTTCGGTACAAAATACGAAGCCGTTTATATAAGTGATTTTACCGCTTGTCTGCATAGCTTTTAGTCTTTCTATGCATGCATCATAGACAATCGGAATATAACGTATACCGGCTTTTGTTTTAGGATCATGGAATACTTGACCAGTACCACTGTCTTTTGCGCGTTGTATACAAATTTCTCTTTTATCAAAATCAATATCTTCCCATTTTATTGCAAGAAGTTCACCTATCCTGCAGCCAAGTACTAGGAGCAAATAAAATAATGTGTAGTATTTTTTATAGTATTTATTGGTCCGTAGTACACGGAAGATGCGAAGCAGTTCACTAAAAGAAAATACTGACATTTCTTTATATTTGATTTTCACCGGTTCAACAGCTTGCATTGGATTATATTGTACCATTCTCAGAGCCACAGCTTTCTTGTAAGCGGCGAAAAGTAACTTATGTATCTTACTTATTGAAGAGGTACTTAAAACACCGTCATAGCTATTATACAGCTTTTGTATTTCTTTGCCGCTGAGCTGGTCAATGGGTATATGTGCAATAGGAGCAAGCTTATTAGCACTTTGTTTTTGCCTTGTAAAACTGTTACTGCGTAGGTGTGGTTTTTGATATGTTTCTAAAAATTCTATTACCCACTCTCCAATGGTAATTGTAGAGGATGTAAGATTTCCTTTATCACGTTCTGCACGAATTTCTTTCTTAAATTCTTTGGCTTCTTTTTCGGTGGTAAAGCGTTTACGGTGACGTTTACCGTCGTTGTCACAATAGTCGTAACAATATTTTTTTCGTGCTTTGTCGTACCATATTGTTCCGTCGCCGTACATTGCTTCACTTCCTTACTTATAATTTTTGTTAAATTCATTTATGACGTTGAGCTTCAAGTTCATCAACAAAACAATAGTTATCAAAGTCATTATTTATAATATGCTCCTGCTCATGCAGAAGAGTTTTTCTATTTGCTTCATAGGTAAGACGTGCATTTAAGACACATATTTTTTCTCCATCCGCATTTGTAACGCAATATCCACCTATTTTGCAAGGAAGGTCTGCAAGAACCACCCTTGATATCATGGTTATCACTCCTGTTACTCTTCGTATTCTTCTTTCTTTTTCATTCTTGAAATGAGTTCTGCAGCTACTTTTAAATCTTCCGGAGATACATTTTTGGCCGCATCAAATAATATACGCATACCTGGATTTTCATAAAGTTCTTGGGCCATCTTTGCTGCCTCAGGATCAATGTAATAACCCTGTTTTTCGGTAAGGCCGTTATCTTCAATGAGATTACTTTTTTTTAATCCAAAATGATCTGCTATTTTTTGAATGGCACCCATTCGCGGCTCTTTTGCACCACTTTCCCATGTAGAAACAGCCTTATCCGTAACTCCCGCGATAAGGGCCAAATCTTTTTGAGATAGTTTATATTTTTCTCTTAGTAATTTTATGTTCTCTTTTATTCCCAATGATTTCACCTCTTTTTATATAATACACTGAAAGTAGAAGAAAATCAATGATGATATGAAAAAAATCTACTTTTAGCGGTTGACAATCTACCGAAAGTAGATTAAAATATTATCAGAGGCAACACATAGGAGGCGATAAAATGGAAGATATTTCGTTAAAACAAGCCAGGTTACTTAGAGAAAAGACACAAGATTATATGGCGGAACTTCTAGGAATCCATGTTCAAACGTATCGTAAACTTGAACAAAACCCAGATAATGTTACCGTTGGTCAAGCAAAGGTTATTTCGAAAAACTTAGGCTTTCCGTATGATACTATTTTTTTTAGCAAATAACTCTACCTAAAGTAGAAAAACTTGATGAAATTGAAAGAAAGGAGGATCAGGAAGATGGAGCTTGTGACGTGTGACGAGTATGCGAAAAGCAGAGGATTATCGTTGGTTACCATCAGAAGGTATTGCCGTGAAGGAATTGTCCCATACCTTCGGATTGGTAAGGTATATAGGTTAGATCCTCCGCTAGTTGATGAAGCTTTAGCACAAGTTATGCGTGAGAATATGGAATATCGATCTAATGGGATAAAGCGAAGTCGTAAGCGAAGGAAAAATTTTGATTTTGAAGCAGCGTTAAAGGCTTTATAGGAGGTTGAATTATGAAAGCATTAATCAAAGTAGCAGGAACAGCAGTAGTGATGAAAGAGAGTATTAAGCAACAGCCTTGTGTATGGTCTTTAACTGCTTTGGCTATAGCAACAGTAGTTAAGCTGATATATGACATAGGTTACGCTATGGGGCAGGTGGCAGGCTTATGATTAGAGATTTTACCGTAGCAACTACTGCAATATTTGTCGGAACATACGTAGCTATTATGGCTGCTGTAGTGACAGTAGGGGTGTTGAGATGATAGGCAAAAGAAAAAGAGCTACCGAAGTTACAGCTTCGATAGCTCAGGTGGACTGTAAATTTTACGAGGTTTAGCGTCCACCTTCATTTTAGCATAGCGAAGGTGACTTGTAAATGGATAATTTATTGCAGGAAAAGATTGAACGCCTAAACAGGGCAGTAGCAATCGTTGACAAGATGAAATTAAAGGTGCCGGTGAGACTATCGCCAGTACCAGTCGTTGTATGTGTACATTGTGGATGTAGAGTGCCAATAGAGGATACACGCTGTAGATGCGGCGGTCAAACTTTTAGAGAGTTTTAGGAGGGCGTAGAAATGAATGAGAAAGAAAAGTTAGCGGCCTTTCGTGCGCTTCAGCAGGCATACGGTGAGCCTAAAGTAACCGCAAAGCAGGCTGTTAAATTGCTTAGACGTGCAGAGCGGTGCAAAGGGGGGTATAGGCAATGAAAGAAATAAGACTTCTTACTGCAGATGAAGTTGAATGTCGGGTCGCCACGGTAAAAAAAGATAACAGCGGGTGTTCGTTGTTGTTGTATAAGGACGCCAGGGTCGATATGCGCATTCTTGACGAGACGTTCGGACCGATGAATTGGCAGCGGCATCACGGACGGGATAACGCAAATTGTATTATCTCGGTGTGGGATGATGATAAAAAGCAGTGGATCGAAAAAGAGGATACTGGCACTGAGAGCAACACAGAAGCCGCCAAGGGACTGGCAAGTGATAGCTTTAAACGTGCCGGGTTTAACTGGGGTATTGGGCGTGAGCTATACGATGCTCCGTTTATATGGGTGCAGCTATCAAAGCAGGATTTATCTACCAATGGGAAAATCACTGCAAAGTTTTTTGTGAAAGACATAGAGTACGATCGGACTAAAAGTGAGTTTGTGAAGCTAAAAATCGTGGACAGTAAGGGGGTTGTACGGTTTGAGCTGGGTAAAAAAGTTGATGCGTCTGTAGCGGAACATAAAGCAACATCACCTACGCCAATAGATCAAACACAGCCTGCGTTTCCTGACGAAAATACTGGACCACAATTTTTGATGTGTCAGGAATGTACGGTTGAAATTAGCCAAAAAGTACATGATTATAGCGTGCAGAAATTTGGTAGGCCGCTCTGTATGAAATGTCAGAAGGCAATAGCAAAATGAAGTTCACGGTTAAAGGGTTACAGACATTAAAAGGGATGGGATACATAAATTTAGTAGTACCTGTCCCTTTATCAGAGGAAGAAGAAATCAATAAAATCGATCCTGAAAAGCAGTATGTTGTAGAAGTCAAGCAATGGCGAAAAGGGCGTTCTAACGACGCTAATAAATACGCTTGGGTATTATGTCAAAAGATAGCAGAAAAGCTGTCAGAAGAGAGCTTTCACAGCAAGGAAGATGTTTACAGGAAGGCAATTAGGGAATGTGGTTACGGCAGAATATGGCCAGTGCCAACTGACGCTGTAAACAGAACTATTGAAATTTGGCAAAGTAATGGTGTTGGATGGATAGCTGAATTAGTTAGTGAATGTCAGAACATTAAAGGCTATAGCAATGTAAGGGTATATTACGGTAGCAGTGCTTATGACACGAAAGAGATGAGCCGTTTTATAGATTGCCTGGTATCGACGGCAAAAGAGATTGGTGTAGAAACAAGGCCGCAGGAAGAATTAGATGAGCTGATCAGGGAGTGGGGCGTTAAAGATGATTCCAAAAATAAAGAGGATAAGACTTAAGGGTAAAGCGCTTAAAAAACTCTGCGAGGAAGTATATCGGCGTGATGATTGTTTGTGTGTAAACTGCAATAGCTTTGTTGAGTCTGGAGTTAAGCCACACCATGAGCCACTAAAGTCACAAGGCGGACAGGATAGATTGGAAGATATGGCAATGCTTTGTAATAAATGCCATTACCTGCGCCACAATGCCGCCGAAGGCGTTGTAATTGGGCAAAAGGTAAAAGCGTATTTATCTACAAAATATGACCATCAGGAGTAAAGTGCTATGAATACTGGGTTTATTGCTTTACATCGAAAATTGTTAGATAGTTCGATTTGGCAGGTTACGACAGTTGAGCAAAAGGTAATTTTAATCACTCTGCTTTTAATGGCAAATCACAGTGAAAAAAAGTGGTATTGGCAGGGAGAAGAATTTATTTGCCAACCGGGACAATTTATAACCAGCTTGCCTAATATCGTAAAAGCTTGCGGAAATGGACTAACAGTCCAAAATGTAAGGACTGCGTTAAAAAAGTTTGAAAATATGAATTTTTTAACAGACCAATCAACAAAGACTGGAAGGCTGATAACTATAGTAAACTGGCAGGTTTATCAAGGAAAAAGGGAAGTCGATAACAGACAACCTAACAGTCAGCTAACAGACAGCCAACAGACACATAACAGACGACCTAACAGTCAGCTAACATCTAACAATAATGATAATAATATAACAATGATAAACAATGATAATAATAATAACGCGCACGCACGCGAGCAAACCCAAAATGGATTAGAGGTTAACGAAAAAGAAAAAGGCTTTGAATTATTTTGGGAATTGTATCCGTCGAAAAGGAAAAAGCCTGTTGCAAGAATAGCATGGATGAATATGCGTGTACACTCTGAAGAACAGTATGCATTGATTAATGCTGCTGTTGAGCGATATAAAAAAACTGACCAGTGGCAGGAAAATAACGGTCGTTACATTCCTGATCCTGATACGTTTTTGCAGGACAGGCGTTGGGAAGATGAGATACGTGTTACAGAGCAGAAAAAAGAATGGGCATGGTGAGGTGATTTGAATGCTTGATATAGGCGATATAGAAGCTGCGTTTGTGGTATGGCGAGCAGCTGGCTTAACTCCACCACCGATGAATGATGTGCAGCGGGAAAACTTTATGGCAAAAACGTTGGAACAATACAAGTATACACAGGTCAATGATTGGGCGGAAGCTGTTGAGTGGGTAGCTAATAACAATACGCGCTGGGCAACGTGGTTCGACATCAATACAGCGCTGTCTATAGTCCGGCAGAATAAAATCGGCGCAGAAAAGAAAGCTATTGAGCGTAATTCTAAAGCGGCAAATGAGTTTGTTAAAAAGTTGTTTGCTGATCTTGCTGCCGGTAAAACATTTGGCGAACTACGGCAGCCAATAAGCGAGAAAGTTAGAGCTGCAGCAAAGAGGATTTTCCCTGACGCCGATGATAGCTTTATAAAGCGTAATTACAACGATATCAGCTTTATCGCAGACGTCGAACGAAAATGCGCTGAATGTATTAACACTGTTGATTGCCCATACAGCGGACATCAACCGTTTTTGAGAGTAGACAAAGAACGTGGATTTACTTATGTGGTTGCTGATCGTGAGCGGTGTTATAAATATCATCCGTTAGTGCCTGATGTAGTACCAAAACGGTCAGCACGTCGTCAAGGTGATTTACTTAAAGTTTGATTATAGGAGCAGTGGTAATTATGAAAATAAGTGCAGAAAAATTACAGGAGATTATAGAAAGTCACGGTAGATGGTTGCGGAACGCAGAAAGAGGGGAACGTGCAGACCTCAGCAGTGCAGACCTCCGCGGTGCATACCTCAGCGGTGCAAACCTCCGCGGTGCAAACCTCAGCGGTGCATACCTCCGCGGTGCAAACCTCAGCGATGCAAACCTTCGCGGTGCATACCTCCGCGGTGCAGACCTCCGCGGTGCAGACCTCCGCGGTGCAAACCTCAGCGGTGCATACCTCCGCGGTGCATACCTCCGCGGTGCAGACCTCCGCGGTGCAAACCTCAGCGGTGCATACCTCAGCGGTGCAGACCTCCGCGGTGCAGACCTAGACAAAACATATTATCAAGTTGTTAGAATTGGCAGCCGCCTAGGAACAACTACTTATTGCGTAGATGACGACAATGTCCTGTGCGGATGCTGGAATAACTACAAAGGTGGTACGCTAGAAGAATTTAAAACTCGTGTAGAGAGTGTATACGGACGTGAAGGTAATAATCCTAACGAGCAATATTACGATGAGTATATGGCGGCAATCACATTCTTTGCGGCAATGAAGGAGATAAAAGAATGAAAATTAAAGCAACGACACCATGTTATAAATTCAGAGATGCAACACCGGAAGAGCAGATTGCAAAAATCAAAGAAGAACTGGCTGAGGTAGAAGCTGCTTACACAGAGTTTAAAAAAGTGCCGACAGAAGATAAGCTGCTGGCGTTGATGACGGAGATTATCGACGTTAAGGCTTGCTGTAACACGTTTGTTTACCAGCTGCGGAAGAATCATGCTTTGGCGTTTTTGGCTTATGCCAAAGCTAAGCGAGAAGTCATAAATAAAAATCTTGCAAGAGGGTACTACTTTACACCAGAAGATATTGACAAGCTGAACACTAATAAGTCAGAACCATTTTGAGGTGAGATCATGAATTGCGATATATGCCATAAGGATACAACGGCGGGTAGTCACGTAACCAGAGGTCGATATTTTGAGGTGCATATTTGCCCGAACTGCTTGATGTGGTCCGATGATCCACGGGCCGTGAAGGCACGGGAGATATTTAATAACTTTAAAAGATTGCAGGACAAGGAATGCGTTAGCATAAGTAGCGAGGATCAACATGAAACTAATGAGCTTATTTGATGGCAGTGGAGGATTTCCTTTAGCAGCAAGCTTGTGCGGAATAGAGCCTGTTTATGCATCGGAAGTTGAACCATATCCAATAGCTGTTACTAAAAGCCGTTTTCCAAATATGAAGCACTTGGGTGATGTAAGCAGAATCAAAGGTGCAGAGATAGAACCAGTGGACATTATAACTTTCGGAAGCCCATGTCAAGACATGTCAGTAGCTGGTAAACGTGCTGGTTTAAAACATACGGCTGTCGGCGACGAAGAAACAACACGAAGCGGGCTGTTTATGGAGGCAATCCGAATAATAAAAGAAATGAGGGTTAAAACAAATGGAATTTATCCAAGATTCGCTGTTTGGGAAAATGTATCAGGAGCATTTAGCAGTAATCGGGGAGAAGATTTCCGGCTTGTGCTTGAAGAATTTATTAAAATCACGGAACCGAACGCCGTTATGCCTGCGGTTCCGCAAGCTGGCTGGGCATATGCAGATTGTATCAGTGGAGACGGATGGAGCATTGCATACCGAGTTTTTGACGCTCAACATTGGGGAGTACTCCAGCGTCGCCGTAGAATCTACCTTGTCGCAGATTTTAGAGGCGAATGCGCCGGAAAAATATTATTTGAGCGCGAGGGCGTGCGAGGGTATTTTACGCAGAGCAGAACGCCGGGGCAAGGAATTGCCGGAAATACTGAAAACGGCACTGGAACAGATGATAGAGCGGGAGAAAGCGAGTTAGTTTTAGACGACCAGGGCGGACAGCAAATCAGCGTCCGCGCTGACGGCAAAAGCCCTACTTTAAGGGCCGAAGCGCACGGAAATGTGCCTTGCGTTATTAATAAAAAAACTCTTGTTTACGATACAAGAGGCAACGGCGACGGTGAAACTGTACCGACTATCACAGGAGACCATAACAACCGTGTCACAGATTACACTGCGTTATGTATCGAAGAACAGCCCGTTTATTGCTTACAAGGAAACGGCATAGATAGAGCAGATACGGCAGGCTGTAACGGCAAAGGCTGGCGAGAGGATAAATGCTATACGCTTAATACCATTGACCGGCCGGCAGTGTGTTATCAAAAAGTTGTCGGGAGTCTTTGTGCAACAGACTATAAATGGGTCCAACAGCAACAAGTCGGAGAAGGAAAGCTTATTGTAGAACCATGCCCATATCAAAAAGCGACTGGTCCGCTCATGGCAAACAGTCACCCTGGTAGCTATACCGGACAAGATGCCTATACAGATATGTTCGTTGTCGGCAAAGAAAAACCCGTGGCGGTGCCTGTGCATTATATAGTACGCCGCTTAACACCTACAGAATGTGCACGCCTACAAGGATTTCCCGATACATGGGGACACCCCGATAAAAAAGAAAACTTCACGGATGAAGAATATAAATTTTGGCTTGAAGTACGTAATGCTTACGCAAAAATCAACAACAAAGCCGTTAAAGACTACACAAAAGCGCAAATGCTTGCCTGGTATAGCAAGCTGCATACGGACAGCGCAGAGTACAAGATGTGGGGCAATGGAATAGCTCTACCTAATGCACTATATGTTATGCAAGGTATAGCAGCAGAAGCCGAGAGACCGACAAATTTATTTTAGTTAAAACGGCCGCGCATACTAACTATATACAAGCATAAAGGGAAGTATACCCCTGCGGAGGTGATTAGCCCGTAGGGGGCGGCCTTTTAAATATAAGGAGCGATTATTATGATAAAAAATACAGAAACAGTTTTTGAAATAACTGCAGATGAAAAAAGATTGAATATTAGCATTGAAATTGCAGAACTTGTGAGTTTATTCAAACTGTCGCCTGTAAATTTTGGTGCAGAAGTTAAGAAGGGAAATGAAGAAAAATTTATTGAATATGTAATCAAACGCTTGGTAGACGATTCAATGGAAGAGAGTGACGAGATAGTGATAAGTGAACCTTTCCAGAGAATTTTCGATGAACTACTATCCAGTGATGAAGATTTCATTGATTATAAGGGGCGTTAATGTATGAAACCAATAAATATAAAAATTATGATGGCGTTAATCGAAAAAGAACCAGGCGATCAGTATGTACCAGTATTGAAACCAGTGCTTATGCAGATACTGACTGAACTCAAACATCTGCGTCGGAAGAATAGTCAGCTCGGCGGGAAAGTGGCTCGGTATCGGAGAGAGAAGAAAGCTCTAGAAATTATGTTATCGGCGGTAGTAATAAATGACGACGTGGAATGAACTACCAGCACATCTTGTAAGTAAAATACGTTCGGACAGCGTAACGGCGCCGGCGAATTTACCCGGGGCTGTACCTGTGCTGAAGTATGGCAATGCAATAACTGAGGTAGACGGTATTCGCTTTGACAGCCGAAAGGAAGCAGCCTATTACGAAGATTTACTTTGGCAGCAGCGTACCGGTGCAGTAAAAAGCATTGAACTACAGCCTGAATTTGTTTTACAGCCTGCTTATGAGGTTGCAGGTAAAAAGATAAGGCCTATTATTTACAAGGCAGATTTCAAGGTAACAGAAGCTGACGGGCATATATATTACGTCGATACGAAAGGGATGCGGACGCAGGTGTATATGATCAAAAAGAAGATGCTGCTTTATAAGTACCCAGATATTGATTTTCGAGAAGTTTAAGGCGGTGGAGTAGTGGAACATAGTTGTATAGATTTCTTGAAGTTGAGAACCATAGAATATCCTATGTACTATCAAATTACGGCAGAGTGCCAAATTTGTAAAAAAAGATCAATATTAGCTTTGAGTAAATTTTATTTGCGATTGATGTATGATGCTGATGCCGGATCCGTACAAGAGATTGGCCGACTTATAAATAGGTTTGATGAGAGAATAAATTTGTTTGAAACTTATTTTAATCAGCGAAGGCGGTGGAGTAGATGACCAAATATTATGTTGGCTCTAGTTTAAAATACCATTGTGTTTTTGAAAAAGCTGGTGACAAAAAGCGAAAGATACTGTTGATGTTGAATTGTCGAAGAAATGCAGAGCTTATTGCAGAGATACTAACAAGAGATGATAACGGTAAAGCGCAGACGCCACATGGCATACTTGATGCTATAGATGATTTAAAAGATAACATTGGTGGAATCCTAATAGAAAATAAACGTTTAAGGGAAGAACTAATAGCGTTAAGGAGATACTGACCATTTGCAGAACAGCTGTTAAATGCTATGGCAAGGCAGGCCAGTAGTCAAGGAATCCCATTAATTGAGATAAAGGATGACATAACCAATGGTTAGATACAGGCGTTGTACCCGCTGTAAAAAGATAAAACGTATAGTCAGCGGCTTTGAAATACCATGTATACATAAAAGCTTTGAGCTTTGTGAGGAATGCAACAAAAAAGTAATGGAAAAACTTAGAAAGATGGTGAAGAAAATGCGTGAAATTATTTTTAGAGGTAAAACAGAGGCGGGGAATTGGGTAGAAGGTACAGGTATTGCTATTGGCGAACAAGGTGTGAGAATACATTATTCAGATCACGTAAATGTTTTAGTAATACCTGAAACAGTAGGACAGTACACAGGCTTTGCCGATAAAAACGGTAAGAAAATATTCGAGGGCGATGTTTTAAAAATGAATAATACTGATCTGAAATGCGGCGCTATTTCTTTTATGCGTGGATCTTTTTGTTTAACAAGCATTGAAGAGCGAGTTATTTATCGAGCAGATATTGGTTATATAGAACAATGTGGTGTAAATTGTGCCGAAGTAATTGGTAATATCTATGATAATCCTGAGCTAATAAAGGAGCAGTGAATAAATTATGAAAACAGTAATAGCAACAGTTATTGAAAAAATGAGTATAGGATACAAATAGACGTAGAAAATGACGCTACAGAAGACGAAATTTGGGATGCTTTAAAAGAAGCATACTTGGAAGATGATTATAATAATGTGGATAGTCATTATGATATAACAATAACAAAAATAGTAGGTGAATAGATTATGGAAAAGCTTACAGCAAAGGTTATAAAAGAATATATAGTAGACAAAAATCAACCAGTAATTGCTTCTGAGTTTAAGGCTAAAGGTAGAGAATTAGTCGAACGATTTGGAGTTACAGTTCCTGAAGCTATCGACATTCTTAACAATAGGAATATTCTAGAAATATTATGTAAATACGAACACTCAGTAGAAGAACGCAATCATGGGCATTGGATAAGACATAATAATATCATTGCTTGCAGCGAGTGTATTTTTGATATGCGTTTTGACGAAAACATTGCAGAACTAAATTACTGCCCTTATTGCAGCGCAAAGATGGACGGTGAAGCTATATGTGATGATTAAGGAGTGAAGACATGAATTATCCTGATCTAATAAAATGGATATTTGAATTTGTATATGAACATTGGATATTAACGTTTTTGTTTATATTAGCTTTAAGAAGGTTTAGTATTTTTACAATAAATCTATCAGATAAGAAGGGCGATACAAATGTTATTAACAATAGAAAGCAAGTTTAATATAGGTGATAATGTACATTTGCCTAAGGGAGAACGTAAAGTACTTGGTGTTAAATTAGATTCTAAAGGTATCTTATATTTGCTTGAAAGTGCAGACGGTACGAGAGAATGGGTGCAAGAATATTGGGTTGTTGTGGGCGAACAAGAGCATAAACACGGAGAGTTTGAGGAGGCTATTTTGAACCAACTTGTAGAAGACAACATAAATCCTTTTGGAGCATTATTTAGGCGATTAAAAAAGAAAAGCTAGAAGGAGACTGATATGCTAATAGAACAGTATATTAAGCATGTAGAGCGGTACTTTTGGGATCGTAAGCAAATACAAAAAGTTGTTGATGAAGAAAAAGAGCAGCGTACTGCAAGGAAAGGGCATACTGGCAGTGGGGGTCATGCTTTTATTAGTAATCCAACAGAAACAGCAGCATTAAAAAACATTGAGCCAGTACGTATGATATCGTTTGGATATGGACCATATCAGTCGATAATAATGAACCCGGAGCTATGGCTTGAAGTTGTCGCAGAAACCTATAAGATACATGAGAATCAGCTTACTGGTAAAGTTATGTATCAAAAATATGAAAAAAGGAAGCCGATGAAAATAATTGCAGAATTAACCGGCGTAAATAGAGATACCTGTTATGAATTTCGTAAGGAGTTTCTCCGAGATGCTGTTGGTTTGGCATTGAAAAAAAATTTGATAAAATAAAAAAGTTTCCGACATATTACCTGTTTTAATGAGTTAAAATAGTATTATAAGTAAGTAGGCTTACAACAAGCTTGGTGAAACGTTCAAGCTTAGCGCTTGGACATTATCCGTGTAGCTCAGATGGCAAGAGCGATTGACTTTTAATCATTTGTCGCAGGTTCGAGTCCTGCCACGGGTAGTTTGGCATAGATGGGGAACACCTATCCACGCTTAAAGGCGCGTGTGCTGGACAGGTAATCTTCCAGCTGCCGCCCTGCCGTTGGGGTAATACAGCGGCTTATTTATTGGAGTGTGATTAAATGTTAGTAAAAGAACTAATAGAAAAGCTCAAGGAAATGCCTCAAGAGGCACTAGTGATGCATGATTATGATTGTGAACTTGTTCCTGTAGATAAAGTGGAAACGTATCCATTTGAAGGAACTATAGCTGTGGAACTGTCTACAGATTGGAGTAAGAATAACGTTAGTCTACATGAATAATTCGGCGTTAAAAAGTCGATAAAATACGGTAATATATATCAAAATTTAGTATATAGAATAAGAGGTGCGATGATGAACGATATTTGTATGGAAACTCCGAATTGTGATTGGGATGTAAAATGTGATGTAAAAAAGGGTTCGCTGGAAAAACAAATAGAAAATATTGAACGTCTTACTAGGATATTAAATTCAAGTGTTGAGAATACACAGTTGTTCATATTGGGCGATCCTAATAGTGGTGGTACTGTCTGTAAAGAAGCTGGTCTCGCTCCAAACGGACTAGAGAGAAGATTAAAGGATATTACTTCTAAATTAGACGAAATCGTATCAAAGAGCAATATAGTTAATAACACTTTAAGAGAAAAGTTAGGAACAATGACTATCGAATAACTTAATATAAAGGCACTTAACTTCGGTTAGGTGCTTTTTTATTTGCAAAGGTGGTGATGAGAGATGGCTGCATTAAAAGATCCAAGGCAGGAGAAGTTTTGTAGGCTTATGGCTGTAGGTGGTAAAACGCAAGAGCAGGCAGCCATAGATGCAGGATATTCGGCGAAAAGTGCTAGGCAGGCTGCGTCAAGGCTGTTAACAAAGGCGCACATTGTTGACAGGGTAGCAGAGCTTCAAGCTGTTACTGAAGAAAAAATTGCAGATGAACAGAAAGATATTATAGATGAACTTAGCAAATTAAGGAAGTTCTGGCTAGAAGTGATAGACGATAAAGAAGAGCGTATGAATAATAGGCTTAAAGCATCTGAGCTATACGGAAAATCAATAGCAGCGTTTGTTGAGAAACGTGAGGTCAGCGGCAAAGATGGAGAACCTATTACATTTCGCTGGGCTGGTGATGACGGTTGAAAGTAATAACTATACCATACAAACCAAGACCTCTTTGGAAAGATGTGATTCATCCTGCGCTTGATAAATACCGTTTCGCTGTTATAGTAGCGCACAGACGTTATGGCAAGACCGTAGGAATGATAAACGAATTGAGTAAGAGCGCTATTAAGAATACGCTTATAAGCCCTCAGTTCGCATACGTGGCACCGTTTAGAAACCAAGCTAAGATGATTGCATGGAACTACTTGAAATATTACACAAGCGCAATTCCAGGAAGAAAGGTCAATGAAAGCGATCTGTTTATAGAACTGCCGTCAAAGCATAAAAATACTGTTGGGGCAAGGATATATATTATAGGCGCAGATAAACCTGATGCTCTTCGCGGTACTTACTGGGACGGTGTTGTCCTTGATGAATACGCTCAAATAAAGCCTGAATTATGGGGCGAGGTAATACGGCCGGCATTAGCTGATCGTAAGGGGTTCGCATATTTCATAGGAACGCCTAAAGGACAGAATCAGTTTTATGAGATATACCAAAAAGCTCAACGCAGCGAAGAATGGTTTACCTGTCTTTATAGAGCTGATGAAAGTGGTGTCCTGGATGAAGCTGAGCTTAAATCAATGATGAAAGATATGACAAAAATTGAGATTCGACAAGAACTTTATTGTGATTTTACTGCTTCTGCTAGTGAAGTTGTAATACCTATAGATCTTGTAACTGAGGCTGCGCATAGGACGCTGGTTTCTAGAGATGTTATTGGTATGCCAACTGTTTTAGGTGTGGATGTAGCGAGATATGGCGATGACAGTACTGTTATTTTTGCTCGTCAAGGGCTAATGCTTCATAAGCCAAGAGTTTATAGAGAGCTAAATGTTACAGAGGTTGTTGACAGAGTAATCTTAGCAATTGCAGATTATCGACCAGAAATAGTATTCATCGATGTAGGTAATATGGGCGCCGGTGTGATTGATAGATTAAGACAACTTGGCTATGACAATGTTTATGAAGTCGCTTTTGGCAGCAACGCTATGGAACATAATAGGTTTGAAAATATAAGGGCTGAAATGTATTTCAAGGCCCGGGATTGGTTATTAAGCGGCGGTGCTATTCCGGATATTCCTGAATTTAAAAGTGAATTAAGCGTTGTCGAATATAAATTTTCTGATAAAACTTCTCGAATTATGCTTAAACCAAAAAAGGAAATAAAAGAAAAGCTTGGTAGAAGTCCAGATTTGGCAGATGCTTTTGTACTTACTTTTGCTAGACCATTATATGTACCTATTGATACAGATGATGTTAGGCAGCAGTCATATGATCCGTTTGCCGGTATGTGAAGGGAGGTGAGACTATGCATAAGATTATGATGCAGTTACACGGTGGCGGCGGTGGAGGTGGCAGTGTTGAGCCTATAAAACAAAGCGCACCTGGCAGTACAGCAGCGGCCACTATTGATAGTGCGACAGAGGGAGAGAGACAGAGCCTGTTTCAAAAACTCTCTAAAGCTCGTGGCAGAAGCTATACCAATAAGACTGGTGGGCAGCTTACCTCTGATAGTGTCAAGAAAATGTTGTTGGGAGAATGATTATGGATATCAAAGATATGCTGCGTGACAGCGATAAATTAAGACGAAAACAACATACTATCTCCCAGCTTTATACATTGCGCAGCCAATATGAGCCAACGTGGAGGATGCTAAGCCGCTATATAAATCCGACAAGGGGCAGGTTTGAAGAAGATATCCAAAGCACAGAAGGGCATAGACGTGACGAATACCTTATAGACCCACATCCCCAAAAAGCAGTTGGTAAATGTGCGGCTGGTATCCACAGCGGGTTGACATCGCCGTCAAGACCTTGGTTTGAGCTTGGTCTGCAAGATGAAGAAAAAGCTAATTACCACGCTGTAAGGATGTGGTTAGATGATTGCCAGGAGATTATGAGCAGCATTTATTCTAAGAGCAATGCTTATAATATGCTGCAGCAGATTGAGGCTGAAATGGCTCAATTTGGTACAGGGGCTTCTCTGATGCTGGAAGACTACAATTATGGCATATGGATGCGGCCGTACACCTGCGGTGAATATGCTGGTGGTGTAGATGCAAGGGGGAGAGTTTATACGTTCGCTAGACGCTTCAGGTTAAGCGCAGAACAAATCGCTAAAGAATATGGTATTGATAACGTATCGGAAAGCGTGAAATCTGCTTATAATAACGGAAATATCACAACATACTTTGATATTGAAATGCTTATAGAGCGTAATGATGATTATGATCCTAACAAATTGGCTTTAGGCAATTTCCCCTGGCGCTCATATCACTATGAAAAAGGTGCTAATGACAAATTCCTGAAGATATCAGGTTTTAGGGAATGCCCGTTCCTCATGCCGCGTTGGACCTTGATTGCAAATGGTGTATATGGCTCTGGACCTGGACATAATGCTTTGGGCGATTGTATGCAGCTGCAGAAGATTGAGAAGAATAAACTTAGGGCTATTGATAATGCTGCAGATCCGGCGATGGCATTTCCTGCTTCAATGAAGAAGCTTGACAGAATGCCAGGAGGACTAAATTTTTATCCTGATGGAACTGTACAGCAGGCTTATCCACTTGTAGACCCAAGAGCAAAGGCCTATGAAGGCATAGGAGCATTGTCTGAGGAGAAACGGCGGTCGATAGCTGAAACGTTCTATAATGATTTGTTTATGATGATTACATCTCAGGACGGACCTCAAATGACTGCGCGTGAGATTGCAGAGCGGCATGAAGAAAAGCTCCTGATGTTGTCCCCGGTACTTGAGCAAATGCACAATGAGGTTTTAGAACCTATGACGCTCCGCACTTTTGATATTTGCTTGAGACATGGGTTGTTTCCGCCTATGCCGGAGGAGATTGACAAAAGCGAATTAAAAGTATCTTTCATTTCTATCTTGGCCCAGGCTCAAAAAATGGTTGAAATACCTGCTATTGAGCGTACGGTTGGATTTGTTGGTAATCTTGCTGCTGCTCAGCCTGAAGTGCTTGATATCATCAATCTTGATGAAGCTGTACGAGGTTTCGCAGAATCTACCGGTGTCAAAGAAAAGATAGTGCGTGATGAAAACGAAGTAGCTGAACTTCGCAAACAGCGTGCTCAGGCACAGCAGGAACAAATGCAAGCTGAACAGATGGCTGCTGCTGCGCCTGCTGTTAGGGATTATGCTGATGCGGCCAGGTTGATGAGTGAAACACCTGCTAATGGTGGCAATGCATTAGATCAATTGCTGGGAGGCGGGATTTAATGAAAAACAAAAAAATGAATATGCTTGCACAACAAGCGCTGGACGACTTGGACGTTATTATGCGGACCGAGAACGGACGGCGTTTTATTTATGCCATTTTGGAAAGCACAGAGGTCGAAACAGCGGTTTTTTCAGCTGAGCCATACTTCAATGCTTTCTTATCAGGTAAACGTGCTGTAGGCGTTGATTTGTTAAAGAATATCCGGATGCTGAACGATGGGCATTCTTTAGAGATGCTGATGCGTAATGAAGCAGAGAGCGCTAGACACCCTCCTGATTTAGAAGATGATGACCTTTTTAAAGTAGATAACGACATAGCGGAGGTAAGACATGGATAAGTTTACACAAATGTTTTTTGAAGCAGATGGTGCTGGTGGAGGCGGTGAACCTGCTCCTTCCGGTGACCCGTTTGTAACAGAACCTGCTCCTGAAGGTGAGCCGAGTGGAGAGCCAACGCCTGCAGGTGACGGTGATCCTGTAACTACACCTAAAAATGTATTTGATGATCCTGTGCAAGAGCCTGTTGTTCCTGATAAATATGAATTCAACCTACAGGAAGGGCTGGAACTTTCGCCTGAACTGGAAGCTGATTTTACAGCGATTGCTAAAGACGCAAAGCTTACTCAGGAGCAGGCTACTAAGCTGATTGATTTGCATAGCAAAGTAGTTTTAGACGTTATGCATAAGCAGGAGGAAATTGTAGACGGTTGGACTGCTGAATGTCAAAAGCAGGGGCTTATTTCTCGTGAGAACATTGCTGCTGCTAAATTAGCTGTTAATACTTTTGGCGGTGGTGAGGCTATGCAGGTACTTGTAAATACAGGTGTGGCCAATCATCCGGCAATACAAAAAATGCTGCAAAACATTGGAGGCTTGCTTATGGAAGACCAACCGCCTGATGGGCAAGCACCTAAATCTAAGGAACTGGGCGACGCCGAGTTGTTTTTCTCCGGCGGCGGGTTCAAATAAAAATATTAAGGAGTGGTAAATAATGCCAGATTTGACAGGTTTCGCAACCCTTCAAGACTTTGCATCTCGTCAAGGGTTCGACAAAAAGTATCAAAAAATTATTGAACTGCAAACCAAAACAAATAAGATTTTAAAAATTATGCCGTTCAAAATGTGTAACTCTAAGGACTATGAGGAAGCTACATTGCGTTATTCTCTGCCGGAAGTAGCGTGGAGAATGATTAACCGCGGGACTAAGCCGAGCAAGTCTAAAACTAAGCAAGTATCTTTTACTTGCGGCGAGATGGAAGCGCTGGCTGAAATCGACGAAAAACTTGCACGAAAGAACAATATGCAGGCTTCTTGGATGATGAGCGAGAATGCTGCCTTTCTTGAAGCAATGAACCAAGAAATGGCGACTACGCTTTTCTATGGCGACGAGAAGATCAATCCTGCAGGATTCACTGGTTTAGGCGCTTATTTTTACAGTAAGACTAATCAGGAAGATATTTGGGCAGACCAAATCATTGATTGTGGTGGCAAGGGTGATAACCTGACTTCTGTATGGTTTGTAGGCTTTGGAGAGCAGCAGGTATACGGCTTGTTCCCAGAAGGCGATACAGCAGGCTTTACTTATAAGTATTTGGGTGAACAAAAAGTAACAAATGATAAAGGCGAGGTATTCTTTGCTCATACTAGTAAATATAATTGGTCCATGGGCCTTGCAGTTAAAGATCCTCGTTATGTTGTGCGTTTGGCCAATGTTGATTTAAAAGATCCTGCTACTACTACAATCTTCGACAAATTGATCGAGGGTTATTATCAGATTGAAAATCCTGATAATGTCAATTTGCAGATCTTCTGCAATAAGCAGTTTGAGGCTTTTATGGCTAAGGCTGCACGTAATGACAAAAATACTATGCTGTCTATTGATACAGTTGAAGGAAAACCTGTTGTTAATTTCTGGGGCGTTCCGTTCCAGCGTTGCGCAGCTATTCTGAATACTGAATCTCAGCTTGTTTAAAAAGGAGGAATATAAAATGGCACGTATTGATGCTCAATTATTGCTGTCTGAGAATCAGGCCGTTACCGGCGCAAGCGCAAACAGCAATGTTATTGATTTAGGAAGTACAGGCGGGTTTATGCATCCGCTGTACTTTGACGTAAAACTGACCACACCAATGACTTCCGGCAAGATTACTAAGGTTAAAGTACAATCTGCTGCAACTGAGGGGTTTGATAGTCCTGCTGATGAGGTTGAGGTAAGTGTACCTGATTCTTTGATTCAAACAAGGGCTTGTACTGTGGCACAATTCTTTTCTCCAATCAAATACGGTAATCGTTATATTAGATTGGTTTACACAGCTAGTGAGGCTGTGGGCGGCAAGGTCTTTGCTTATATGACTGACGGCATTCAGGTAACTTTATAATGGCTACTTACAAAGTAAAGCGTAATTGTTTTACTTTGGGTCGTATGTATAGGCGTGATGATATTGTAACGCTTGCAGATAATATTAAGGTTCCTGAACATTTTTTGAAACTTAATAGACAAGCAGCAGTATCTTCCGGTAATGACGATCCGCGTTATCTCCAATATGAAGCAATGAACTTTAATGATTTAAAAGAATTGGCCAAAGAACAGGGAATAAAAACAAGTCAGAAATCCAGGGAAGCTATTATTAATGAATTAGTGGCACTGGCGCAAGATTAAATCAGCCGGGGGCATATGTCCCCGGCTTTCTTTATAACAGAGGTGAAATTATGGATAAGGTTGAGATTTGTAATATTGCACTTAATCATATAGGCGTAGCTACAATAGAACGACTTGACGAAGCTAGCGAACCGGCACGAGTATGCCGTCGCTGCTATGACTATGTTAGACAGGCCGTGTTAAGGAAATTCCCCTGGACATTTGCTACAAGAAGTGTACAGTTAGCTACTCTTCAAGATGTGCCTCCTAACTGGAAGTATGCATATCGTTATCCTGCTGATGCAGTATGTCTGAGAATGATGTATAACGAGCATTTTTGTGGTATGCCGAGGGATAACCAATATAAAATCGTTTCGGATAAACAGGGGAAAGCTATTTATACTAATATCGGCAATGCCTGGATTGAATACACTGTAGATGTTACCGACGCAGATTTATATGATGCTCAATTTGTAGAAGCATTTGGATGGAAGCTCGCTGCAGAAATTGCTTATGCGTTGACTGGCAAATTGGATTTAACGCAGATGTGTATCCAGGCTTATAACGCTTATTTTGCAGAAGCCAGTTCTACTGACGCTGATGAAGAACATTTGCTGGATCCGCACATTGACAGATTAGCGGCAGCAAGATTTACGGGGGCATAATTATGGCACTCTATCAATTAAAATCAAGTTTTGCCGGCGGTGAATTGTCACCGTCTATGTATGGACGTACTGATATTGCTAAATATGACAGCGGGGCTGCTGTTTTAAGAAATTTTTTCGTTCTGCGTTATGGTGGCGCTGCTAATAGACCAGGCTTTAAGTTCATAGCGCAGACTTATAATAATAAAAAGGCTGTGCTAATACCATTTATGTACAGCACAGATCAAAATTATATTGTTGAAATTACTGCTGGCAGATGCCAGTTTTATACGGATGGTGGCATTGTTGTTAAAGAAGATGGCTCACCATATAGCATAGAAAACTTTTTTGCTGATAAAGATTTAGAAGATGCTGCAAAAATAAAATATACACAGAGTGCTGACGTGCTTTTCATTGTTCATCCGGCACATGCGCCGATGACACTTACAAGATATGGCAATTTAGATTGGCGCTTTGAGGCAATGGATATTACAGGCGGACCGTTTGATGAAACTAGGTATAATAATAATAGCATCATTACTAAAGTATTAGAATGGAGAAAACCAGGTGCATATAATATAACAATACCGTCTTCGGCGTTGTCAATAAATATTGAAATGGCTGGAGGCGGTGGCGGCGGTGGAGGTGGCATAGAAAGAAAAACTGAACATCTTTCAACCAAATTTAGTGGTGGAACAGGTGGAAGAGGTGCTTTTATAACAAAAGAAATATTAGAAATACCTTCTGAACCAATTTCTTTGATAGTTGGTGCAGGAGGTACAGGTGGACAAGGAAAACAAACTGGAATTGCTGGTAGTGCTGATAATGGTAATAGTGGTGGGACTTCCAGTGCTTTAGGAATCAATGCATTGGGTGGCGGTGGTGGAAAAGGTGCAACTGCTGCTTATGATGGTGGTAATGGCACAAGTTATGGATCCGGTGCTCTTGGTGGCAATGGTGGCTATGGTAATGTTAGTGGTATGAGTGGTAATGATGGTTGGATTAGGCTTTCATACACTTTATCTATTGGCAATAATGCAACAGTAAAAGCTTCGGAGGTGTATGGTGACATAACCCTGACTGCTTCTTCGGCTATTTTTTCCAAGGGTGATGAAGGGAGTCTTTTTTCTCTAACTCACTTTTTAGAAACAGATTACAAAAAAGGGACACCAATTAGTACAGGTGGAGATCTGCAGGTTAGCGTATTACCGAAATCCAATGTCTATGTAGAAAGTTTTGGTTTTTGGGATGGTAATTTTAGTTTGGAAAAATATGATCCTGTTTCTTTGCAATGGGTAAATGTAAGAACACAGAGTGGGAACAGAAGCCAGAATTATAGCTTGACTGAGGAGAATACGTCTGAAAGTATTGCCAGTTACAGAGTTACTTCTACTGAATTTAATACAGGCGTTTGGAGTGGTGAAAATGAGAAGCAGAGAGGCTATATAACCATTCAAAGCATCGGGGGAGATTATACAGGCCATGTATTGATTACCGAATATGTCAGTCCTACAGTAGTGAAAGGGACTGTAAAAAAACAGTTGGCTTCTACAGATGAAACCCGTGATTTTGCTTTTGCTGCTTGGAATGGTGAAAAAGGGTATCCTTCTGCAACAGGCTTTTATGAAGACAGGTTAGTCTTTGCGGGAAGCAAAGGCTTTCCGCAGACATTCTGGACAAGCAAAACAGGAGACTATTATAACTTTGGAACAAGCATACCGTCTGCCGATGATGATGGAATTACGGCCACTTTAAACGGTGGACAAATGAATGGCATTAAGGCAATTATAGCTTTTGGTGAAATGCTGCTGTTAACAGCCGGCGGAGAATTTAAAGTAAGTGGCGGCGGCAAAGCTATTACAGGAAGCAATGTTTTAAGTCAACCGCAGGAATATAGGGGTGTGTCAGATGTTAATCCTGTCACTATCGGCAGCAGGATTATTTATGTGCAGCACCAGGGCAATATCATACGTGACCTTGCTTACAGCTATGATGTTGATAAATATACCGGTGATGATTTAAATTTATTGGCTTCGCACTTGTTTGAAGGGCATAAAATAATATCTATGACCTATCAGCAGATACCTAACAGTATTGTTTGGTGTGTGCGTGATGATGGTTTGCTGTTAGGGCTTACCTACATAAAGGAACAGGATATTTACGCATGGCACCAGCATACCACGGCAGGCGGGAAGTTTGTTAGTGTATGTAATATCGGAGGGTCAACAGAAGATAAGTTATATGCAGTAATTGAGCGTGGCGGGCAGTATTATGTGGAAATAATGGAAAGCCGTGATAAAAGTACTAATGTAGAGGATCAGTTTTTCGTCGATAGTGGGATAACCTATGAAGGAGAGCCGACCGATGAAATATCAGGTCTTGAGCATTTAGAAGGTTATACTGTGGCTATATTGGCAGATGGAAATGTACTTCCTCAGCAAACTGTAGAAAACGGCAAGGTTCTTCTTGGAAATAAATACAAGAAGGTCCATGTAGGGCTGCCTATAGATGCGGAAATAAAAACACTGCCTATAGATTTTACAGCTCAAGATGGCACATATTTAAGTCGGAAGAAACGAATTGCTACAGTTACATTATTACTTAAAGATAGCCGTGGTGGATTGTTTGGAATGAAGGAGAATGAGTTAGATGAATTTAAATGGCGCAGTAATGAAGACTATGGGGAACCGATTAGTTTACAAACAGGTAAGTTTAAAGTAACGATCAAGTCTGCTACTTATGATGAAACTCAGCAGATAATAATTAAACAGCCTGATCCGCTGCCAATGACTGTATTATCTTTGATTCCGGAAATAGAAGGGTAAGGTGTATTATGGCAAAGTATGAATTTGTAAAGCCCACAATGGCAGATGCTGAGTATATAGCGGCTAATCTTAAACCAGATAATTACAGTGAACTATTTTGTGCTATTGGCCCTAATACTCTTGATGATATTTTAGATGGATTGAAGCACAGTGATGAAATCGGCTGTCTGCATATTGACGGCGTACCCGCTGCTGTATATGGAGTGAGAAAAGCTTCGATAATGAGCGACGAGGGTCGCGTATGGCTGCTTATGACGAAGGAAACGGAGAACCACAAGGTATTTGTCGGAAGGCAGACTAAAAAGGCTGTAAGAGGGCTTTTAAAGAGATACGACAGGTTATATAACTGGGTCAATGTTGGAAATGATAATATAATGCGTTGGCTTAAATGGCTTGGCGCAGAAATACATAAACCAGCGCCACATGGAGTTTATAATCTGCCGCATCACTTTTTTGAGTTTAGAAAGGATGATGAATAATGGGCGTAGCGGCAACAATAGGCGCCACTCTTTTGGGTGGCTTTATTTCGGGCAGAGCGCAGCAGCAGCAATATAACGCTGCCGCTCAACAGGCAGAGGTAAATGCTCAGATAGCGAATCAGAACGCAGATAAACTGCAGGCACAGGCTGAAGAACAGTCTAAGTCAAATACTATCAACGAAGAAAACAAACGCCGTCGTATGAACGCTATGTTAAGCCAGCAGAGGGCTAATATAGGCGCTTCCGGTATAACAGCTTCAGGCAGTGCGGCAAACGCTTTAGCTGACAGTGCGTATAATATGGAAACAGAGCTTGCTATCGAACGCTATAATTCAAGGCAAGGCGTTGAGAATATTTTTCAGCAGTCTACTGACCTTGTTAATCAACGTGATATCTATAATCAAAATGCACGCAATTACCGTAAAGCCGGTAAGCGTGCACTTATGAATAATATGCTTATGAGTGGGTTATCCCTTGCAGGTAGTTTATACAGTCCTAAGAGCGCAGGAAAGCAAGGTGCTTCCTCCAGTTCTTCAACTCCTAGTGTAACAACAGGTGCTACATATCAATTCAACAGTAGTGGAACTGGCTATAGGCAAGGCAATTACAGTTATTTCCCGATGAAGCCGAAAACTTACTTCTAAAGTGAGTTGATAAAGAGAGCATAGTTAAGTAATACGGACTGTACTTGCATTAATACGGACTGTGCTTGCATTAATACGGACTGTGCTTGCATTAGGACGGAATGTATTATATAATAAACGAAAAGAGATAGTTTGATATTGGCGTGTCAGCTCTCTCCTGAATAAGTTAAAACTTGAAAAGAGATAGTTTAACGTGTGGTAGCGTTAGCTCATCTCGTAACAAGAATGTGATTGAAAACGAGCCCGCGACCTTACGTTGGGCTTATTTTCTTGCTATCTTACGGCAAGAATAATGGTAGCCACGAGAATACCAAACGCTATCATTAGGGATAATGCTTGATATATGCTCATAGGATCACCACCAATCAGTTACGGACTGATAAGCCAACATAGTTAAACTATCTCGGACAACATTATAACACACCTTTAAGCGCTTAACAATTTGTTAAAGCGCTTTTTCTATACCCAAAAGGAGGCTAGAATATGGCAATCGACATTTTTCAAGTAGGTGCGCAGTTAGGAGCACCGGCAAGTAAAGTATCTAATGTCCGCTATGATAACAGTGGGCAGCAGGCTGTTGCAAGAGAATCATCCCAGACCGGTAGAATTATTCAGGCCGGTGTTGAGCATGTAAGAGAGCAGATCATAAGAACCGACGTTCTGCAGGCTAATAATGAGTATGTAAAACGTACTAACGATCTAAGAATGCAGTTGATGCAGAAAAAAGAAAAAGGCGCTCTTGACATTGTCGGTGAGTATGAAGCTGGTGAAAGAAAGATACGCAGCGAGCTTATGGCTCAAAGTCCTCAAAGCGTAAAGTACGGCAAAGGTGCTATGTTATTTGATTACAGCACCCAGCAAACTGATAATGCTAATCGCAGAGTTTTGGGGCAATACAGAGCGCAGCAGTTTGAAGCTTGGCAGAATACTACTTTTGCTAATTCTATAAATAGTTCTGTTCAAAAGGCTGTTTTATCTCCTAATGACCCTGCAGTTATAGCCGATGTACAAAAAGAAATTGATTACGCCATAAATTCCAGATATGGAACATATGGAAGAGAAAGGCTTGATTTAGAGTATAGAAAATGGACTGGAGTATTAGGTCAGGCGTTGATAGACAGAAGTTATGCTAATGGCGATATAAATACGGCCGAAGCTTATGTTGAAAAATATGGTCCTTATATGGATCCGGGCGTAACAAGTGCCTATGCTAAAAATGTTTATGCTCGCAAACAAGAAGAACGGCTGTTTAACATGGGACAGAACCTTTATGCTACTTTTGGCGAGGATGAAGGCGCTGCACGTGATTATATCTTTGGCGATAATTTTAAAACAGAGGTTGATGGTAAGGCGATTGTAAAAGCAGCTAGTGCAGATATAGGTAATAATTATGGTGAGAATACTTGCACTATTAGTATCAATAGATGGTTGAGATCTGCTGGAGCTAAAGAAGGAAATACGTGGGCGCCAACCAATATGGAAGATGCAAAGGACAATGGAGTATTTTTTACCCAACGGAATCAGCTTCGAAATGGTGATATTGTTTATTGGGATTGGGAAGATAATGACGACAGCGATCATGTAGGGGTTTATGATGCTTCTACAGGAAAAGTAATTCAAAGCGGTACGCATGGAGTTGCTGCTTTGGATTTAGATCATTATAAAGTTTTAGGTTTTGCTCATCCGATAAGCGATGCGCCTACGTTGGAAGATAGGCAGAAGGCCTGGAACAATTATGTGCAACAGAAAAATATTAATGATGCTATTAAAGCTAATCAGCAAAATATGATCATAAAAAATATAGAACAAAGATTATGGGACAATTTTAAAACAGGTATTATTGATTCGCAGGATATGAGAAATATGGTTTTTAGTGCTTCTGGTGGAGATGCGGATGTAGAACGGACGCTATTAAAATTCGGTGATGATTTAATAGGCATTCAGACAAAAGCTGCCGCTGCGGTATCTAATAGTGGCATTTATAAATCAATCAAGGATGCAATTACGAATAGCACTGTAACACCAGCCGAAGCAGTATCGTTAATCAACCAAAACGCAACAGTCTTGGGTGAAGCAGATAGAAGCAGGTTATTGGCTTTTGCTAGAAATCAAGATCCAAGAAATAAGGATGTTGATAAACAGTTAGCTACTATGATCAATGAAGCACTTTCTGATCCAGTGGAAAGAGGAGAAGCTCAAATTTACTTGGATAATGCAATAGAAGATAAAACTGATCCTCAGAAAAGATACGACGATGGATATGGTGTATTGTATGGGACAAAGGATAAACCGGGAATTTTGCAGAATAAAGCTATTTTTAAAAATTATAATAGCAAACAGCGTGAATGGGGTTCGTTAAAGAGCAGTCTATCTCCTAAGCTTTATCCTTATATAGATGCTTATCAGATACAGAACGGCAATAATATTGATTTGGGACAGGCAAAAACAATCTTTGAATCCATAAACCCGAATGATAAATATCAGATTTCAGCGCTTCAATATGCTACGGTTTATAATAGTCCGATGGATATTCAAGAACTCAATAAGCAAATTGCGGCTATGGCAGTTCGTGATGGTGTAGATGCAGCTCCGCATTTACTGGAGATGCCGCAGCAGAATGAAACCGCAGTACAGCAAAATGAAAGTGCTCCGTGGTTTAGTGATTGGGGAGCCAGTGAGCGTACTGGTTTAGCGGCAATGAATTTCAGTGATGCTATTGAATCTATCAAACAACGTCACTTAGCGGCATTAAGAGGAGAAATTAACGAGGAGTGGTAATATGGCAAGGTCTGTATTGTACGATGTAGCAGCGGCAGGAAAGTTTATACCAGACGATTTAAAGAATAAGGCATTACAAGGTGCTAATGCAAATAATATATCGCTTCAAATGGCAGCTCGTAATCCTGATTATTATTTACCTAAAAACTTTGATTATGACTGGAATAAATATGAGAAGATCGCACCGAGAACAGCAGAGGCGTTAAAAGACCCTGTGCTTATGAGCATTGCCGGTACTAAAGCTGCAGAATTTTGGGGCGAGCAAGAAAATAACTGGAAAAGTATTACAGCGCTAAAAAATGGTTTTAAGAATGTTGCTCGCAGCGGTTATGGTGCAGTTGCACTGCTTGCTGATTTGGGTGCAGATAAAAAAGATGTTGACTTGACAACGGAATCCAAGGTTTTTAGCGCAGATACAATAGGACGGCTTTTGTATGCTGTCGGTGGAGATAAGCTAAAAACTATTGGTACAGAAGCCAAACGTATTGGTGGCAGTGAAATATTTAAGCCAGAAGAAGTAAAGGCTGAAACTGCGGCAGGCCAGTTTTATTATGACTTACTACAGAATGCACCACAATTAGCGGCCCAGGTCGGCGTTGCAATAAGTACTGGCGGCTGGAGTGCTGCTGCTTTTATGGGCAGTCAGATTGCAGGCGGACAATATTTAGACCTTACTGAAGCTGGGGTATCTAATGACAGAGCCAGAGCTGCGGCGTCTTTAAACGCTGTTGCACAGTCTGCTCTTGAAAAAGTGGGCTTGGGCAAAGTCATGGGAGCAGGAGCAAGAGCCGCTAAAATCGCAACTATGGGCGGTAAGGCCAAAGAAGTTTTTAAAACTGCATTGACAGAAGGCATTACTGAATGGATTCAGGAATACCCGGATGCTGCTGCTGAAATATGGGCTAAAAATGCGAATCTTTCCACTCAAGAGCAAATACTTAAATTTTATCAGGAGTTTGGAGAAATCACCAAAAGAGGCGCTTATTCCGGTGCTATTGGTGCGGTGTTTGGTGGACTTGGCGGTTCGGTAAGCATTGCTGTAGAACGTAATGCAAATAGAGTTATGCAGGAGCAGGCTGTACGTACTGCGGAAACGATGAAAAACAGTAAGGGCGTAGATATTACCGCCAGCAAACTAGTACTGAACCAAACGACAGAAGAAAAGGCTTATGTAGATGCTGAAACCCTTTTTACATATGCGCAGGCAAATCCTAACCTGGATGTAAAAGATACCTTTGGTATAGAGGTTTCTGAACTGCAGGCGGCTGCTGTTCGTGGTGAGGATATTGAAATGCCAATGGGTACGTATTGTGCGGCAGAGGCTCAAAATCCTGGCTTTTTCCAGGCTGTAAGCAATAACGTAGCTTTTGAACAGGGCGGTTATACAGAAGAACGTGCCAGAAATAAAAAAGCTCTCCAAAGCGCTTATAAAAAAGCGTTGGAGAACGACGCGGAATTTAGAACTGCAGTTGATACTTTTAGAAATGAATTGACCGAAGCGGGACTAAATCAAAAGGAAACAGGTGACGTCCTGGCTATTTTAACCAGCCGTGCTATGATTGCTAATCCTGATGACCCTATGCAGTATTTCAGAGATAACCCTTTAAGCTTCAAACGAGTTGTCAGTACTCCTAATGGCCGGTATATGCAAACTAAAAGCGCTAACGAAAAATTGCTTGAGGATGAAAATAACTTCGCTGCTAATATTGATAAGTTTATATCAGGAAAATTGGTAGATAAAACTATTAGAGTAATGCAGACACCTCTTGCGTTAGAAGTTGCTGGTGCTAAAATATTGCCGGTAGATATGTCTGTTGAAAATCTTGATAAAGTTTTAAATGGAAAACATAAAAGTGATATGTCTGCTGATATAGTGAAGCAGATACCTAGGGCATTAACTGATCCCTTAATGATATTTGATACCTATGATGGTAAGAATGGTGCAAAAAGAAAAATAGTTGCTCTAGATTTAAAATCTAAAAATGGAGCAACCATTGTAGTGCCTTTTGAGCTTGAAGTAGATAATAAAAGCAATAAGTATGTTATGAACGAAATTATAAGCGCATATGGTAAGACTGATAATAAGACAGGCGAACCACGCTATGAATGGTTTGCTAAGCAAATTGAAAACGGAAAATTAAGATATATCAATAAAGAAAAAACCGCTAAGCTGATTGAAAACGAGAAGCCCGAATGGCTCATGCCGTTTTCAACAGATAGCGGTTTTGTTAAGACTGACAAGTTGTTACAATCTCCTAGCAGCGATTCCGCTAGCAAAGGCAACAACCTTGGCAGTCTTCTTAATAATAGTATACCAGATGAAAATGCACTCCGCAAGAGACGAGAAGAAATGCAGGGATACTACCAGACCGCTTTTCACGGAAGTCCACATAAATTTGAAAAATTTGATTTGGGATCTGTTGGTACAGGAACAGGTATACAGGCCCATGGGTGGGGTTTGTATTTTGCTTTCAGCAAAAATACTGCTAAACGGTATAGGGATAGATTGAAAGGCAGCCGCGATACATATACTGGTGAAGGGTCTCTAGTTGAAGTTGAAATCCCTGAAAAAGATGTATTACTTGATGAAAATAAATCTATTGAAAAGCAACCGCCTAAAGTACGTGAGATTATTAAAGCTGAATTAGAAAGAATTGGTGGGAGTGCGCATAGCGGCAAAAGCTTTTATAAAGAATTAATGTTTGAGATGAAAAGGAGGGGGGCGGAAAATCCAGCCAGAGCAGCATCTGAACATTTAAATAAATTAGGGATAAAAGGCATTAAATATGTTGGAATGGTAGATGGAGAATCATATGTAATTTTTGACGATCAGGCAATAAAAATAATCAACAGTTATAATCAAAAAGTTAATAACGATAAGAAAGGCGCTATCACCTGGAACGAAGAAGGCAAAGCAATTATCAGCCTGTTTGAAGGTGCTGATATGAGCACTGTTATTCATGAAGCTGTCGGACATTACTTTATTGAGAATCTCATGCGTGAAGGGGCTCTCCCTAATGCTACAGAGCAGATGAAAAAAGACCGTCAGACTATGCTTGATTATGCAGGTGTAACTAAAGACTGGGATAGCTTGTCGCAGGAAGAAAAAACAGCAGCACATGAACGCTGGGCAGAGGCCGCAGAAACTTATATGCTTGAAGGCAAGGCGCCCTCAAAAGAGCTGCAGCCGGTATTTAACAGGTTCAAAAAATGGCTGCTTGCTATTTATAACGCCGTTTTTTCGGATAAGCGCAGTAAAAATGCTGTTCCAATCAACGATGAAGTAAGGCAGGTTTTTGACAGGATGCTGGCCAGTGAAGAGCAAATATCAGAAATGGAGCGTATTGACGGTTATTTTTCTGCTTTGCCAGATGTTGTATTAGATGCACTTTCAGAACCACGTAAGCAAATGCTGCGTAATTTTGCTGCTAAAGCTCACGATAAGGCAGTACAGTTATTAACAAAAGAAAGCCTTGTTAATTTCAATCAGGAGCGTAAAGACCGAATTCAAAAATATCGTGAAGATGTAGAGCCGCAGGTTAAAGAAGCGATTGCAAAACAGCCGTTATATATGGCTTCGGAGCAGATACTTGATATTGTATCTGATTTAAAAACGGCTAAGGGCATAGCTAACAGATATTTAGAAGGTAATTTTGATGAAAGTAAAATGGCAACTTTTGATATGATAGCTGAAGCTAATGGTTTTACTTCCGGTGACGAGCTGGCTAAAACGATTATGTCAGAACCATCTTTTAATGGTGCGGTTAACAGACATATTGATGAAATGGTGCAAGACGCCTTCCCTGATATTTACAAAGAGAGAGGGCTTGCTGAAGAAGCTGCACGTGATGCTATGTATAATGACGAGAGCGGTCTTTTGATAAATACAGAAGCACAGCTTATTGAGGATAAAGCACAAGGTTTGTTGAAGGGTCAGCGTGATGCTGAAACTCTTAGAAAACTTGCTGTTGCACGCAAGCAAACAGCTAAAATCCAGGCACAGATGGACCTGCAGAATAGAGTAAAATTAAAGGAGGCTTTGAATACCCAAAAGTATATTACTGCAGAAAGAAACGCTGCGGCTAAAGCTGCTGTGGCATTGGAAAATGATGATTATTCTGCTGCGGTCCGATATAAAAACGTCCAGGCGTTTAATCATGCTTGTGTAGTTGAAAGCGTAAGACTGCGCAATCAGTATGCTAAGTGGCAGAATTATTTCAGGAAGCAGGCCAAAGCTAAAAGGGAAACGTGGGGTAATGAAAGAAACTTTATTCAAGCAGCAGCAATTATGGAAAGGTTCGGTTATAAGCGTAAAGATTATTCTGATTTTGAAAAGACAGAAACTTTATCAGACTATCTGAATGATATGGACGATCTTTATGACAATGTTGCAGTTGCTGATTGGATAATGGATGAGGATGTTAGCATTACAAATCCTCGTGAACGTATGACGGCAAGCCAGCTTGAAGATGTAGTAAATGCGCTTAAAAATATCAAAGCGATCGCTAAACAGGAAATGAGTATCAATGCTTTACAGAAAGGTGCTACCTATGCTGAATTTAAAGTTGAAGCACAGGAAACACTTAATAAGCTGAAAACTATCTGGAAACCGCAGGTTGGCGTTGCACAGCAGCCTACAGTAATGGAGAAGCTAAAAGCATCTTTACGCAGTACGGACAATCTTTTTGAAATGATGGATGACTGGCAGTATGGATTTTTCAGCAAACATTTTGGCGCAGCTATTCGATACGCGGCCGATAATGAAACAAGAAAAATTTTAGAATATGAGGAAAAAACAGCGCAGGCTTACAGGGAATGGCTGCCGGATAAAGCTGCAGAAAAGGCAGCCGATTATCAGGAAAAATATGACGAGCTAGGTACTTCTGTAGATAAGCACGTTTTATTAAAAATGCTTATGAATTTAGGAAACGAGAGCAGTGCCAGAGTATTGTGCAGCACTAGACCGGTAGGTTTTGAAAGTTCTGCTTTGTGGGTAGATGGCGATATCGTGCAGACTAAAATCAATTTGCTTGATTTCTTAGGGCGTAATCTTACTGAAGCGGATATAAAATATGCACAGGCTAAGATAGATATTGCAGAGATGTACTGGTCTGAAATGGAAGCTCTTGAAACTCGTTGGACAGGTTTTAGTCCTAAGAAAGTAGAAGCGTCGCCTGTAGAGCTGACGTTATCAGACGGCAAGACTGTTGTTATGCGTGGCGGTTATTTCCCGCTGATGCGTGATGGTGATACTGGTTCTAAACACGCTGGGCAAGAAGTTATTTCTGATACTGACCCCAGACAAGGCCGCAATATTAGAACAATGAGCACCAGACGAGGCCATTTAAAAGAACGTGTTAAGGCTAAATATCCTGTTAATCTAAAACGTGGAGCAGAGTTTAATGTTGCTATGGATGCGATACATGATCTGTGTTTCCGTGAGGTTATGGGCGATTTCCGCAAAATTATGAACGATCAGGAAATGTATACTCTGATTAAAGAAAAATTAGGCTTGGCCGATTTCTCCGCCTTTAAAGAATATCTTGAACGTGCGGCAAATCCTCAAGGTACTAACAGCGGCTCTGTTGGTGAAAGCTGGATGGGCAGTGTTGCTAACTGGCTTAGGGCTCGTACTGTAAATGCTGCTATTATGCTTAACCTTAAAACTGCCGTTCAGAACTTGGGTAATCCCTTGCTTTATGGTAATGCTGTAGATGGTTTTGGATATAGTGATGTCGTTGCCGCTGTGAGTAATTACAGTATGAATATGCAGCTTGCAGAGGGCTATAAATCGGCTAAGGAATTTGTTTACAGCAAATCCCCTTGGATGAAAGAAAGGTCTGTGCTTCCTGACATTTCCCTGCGGGATATGAAAGAAATGGAAGGCCTGAATCCTATAGAAAAGAAAGCTGTTGAATTTGGCACAAGATTGCTGGTCGCTACTGATAATCTTTCTGCTATTCCAGTATGGATGCAGGCGTATGGCAAGAAAATCAGGGCTGGTGCAGGCGAAGCAGAAGCTGTGGACTTTGCCAATACGGTTATTAGACGTACACTTGGCAGCAGCAGAGTTACGGAGGTTGCACCGCTTTTGCGTGGCGGACCTATGCTTAAACTGTTTACTACCTTCCAAGGCTTCTTCAATACACAATATAATCAGTGGGCCAGAGAGTATAATATCTTCTTAAAAGAAAAAGACATAATGCGTCTTACTTCGTTTGTGGGAGCTAAGTTTGTAATGTTTGCTTTTATAAACTTGATGTTGTCGGCCGAAGATCCATTTGAAGAAGATAAGGATGAATATCAAAAGATATCAAAAGAACTGCTTACTTACCCTATGAGTTTAGCCGGACCGGTTGGACAAGTTGGTAATGCTATCTGGAGCAGGGCTTTAGGCATGCAGACTTACGGGTATAGAATGACTGCAGTACAAGGCACGATAGAGCAAATGGAACGTGCTGCCGGTAAGGTACAAAAGGTTTACCAGGGCAAAGCAGATTATGACGAATTGGTTGAGCCTACTGCTACATTTGTTGGAACAGCATTAGGTGTGCCTGCACAATTAAACAAATTATTCTTTAACGGATATGATATCTTGTTCAATGGTATGGAGCCGGAAGTTGGCGACATCTTTAGACGTCGACCGAAAAAAGAACGGTAAAATAAAAATACCCCCTCAAATTTGAGGGGGGTATTTTTTAGGTACACAAACTTTTTAAACTTTTTTCTAGGTTTGATTTTATTCTTGCTATGTCATTAGCAGTATCTTCTAATATTTTATTTGTAAAACCGTCGTTCGGATATTGTGCTGGTAATTTGGCTAATGAATAAGATAAAATTCTAGCTTTTACTCTTGCTAAAACTAATTCTTGAGTTTGTTGAAGGATATGCTCACATAATATCTTATCTTTGATAGATGTAGATGGTGTGAGTTCAGCATTTTTTATAGCTACTTTCATGAGTAATGCTTCTGTATGTAAATTATCTAAAAATGTTATTGGCATGACCCATTCGTTATCAAAATAAGTCGTTTTAGAATCCATATTGTAGTTGAGTGATTTAAACGCTATTTTTATACTTGTATTAACGTCTTGATTTGTAAAATACAGTGATTCATTAGCTAGAACGATATTAGTAAAAGAGAATAAAATAAATAGTATTAGCAATATTTTTTTCACAATAACCCTTCTTTCATCTTTTTCACAATTATATCACATTTATAAATGAAAATAAAACAGCCCGTAGGCTGTTTTAAAGTTAAGATTTATTAAGGTATTCTTCTATGAATTTATTCAAGTCATTATCTTGATTGTCTATTATTATATATAAATCATCAACAATAGAATGTTTTTTTGAATCTGTAATGAATTTAAACTGACCTGAAATAAAAGCAAAAAGTCCGATTACGACTTCACTGTCTCTGAAAAATTTGAAAAGCAAATAACCATTCTGTGAAATAGGATCAATTGCTGTGAAATATGATTCCTGTTCTAAAAAATCATAATCATTGAATTGAGGGAAAGAGCTCAAAATAAAATCATCTATAATAGGATGAGTGGAATTAAAATATCTGTCTTTGTCTAAATCAATTTGATTGCCGTTATCATCCAAGCATAAAATTGAACCTTTTAAGTCCTCTGGAATCGTTTTTATGAATGGAACACGTTTGACTTTAGGAAAGATATCCCAGTGAAGCAAAGAATTCTGTGTATCGTATATTAGTTTTTCTACTAATTTATAGACTTTAGAGTCAGACTTTGATTGAGTATCCAAAAGCAGATAATCTAAAGTTACATTAAATAATTCTACAAGTTTTTTTAATAATTCTGGATCGCTAGGAATACTTTTTCCCGTCTCGTAGTAACTAACAATTCTCGAGGATACTCCTAACTTTGTGGCTAAATCTTTTTGGGTCATACCCTTGGCTTCACGGAGTTTCTTTAGATTTTCACTGAAAGACATATTAATCACCACCTAAAGCAATTATAACAATAAGAACCATAAGACACAATATTTTTCTCAAAAAACACCAAGACGTATATTGACATAACTAACGTATTACGTTAAAATTAAAAGTAACAAACGAGAAAGGAGTATTAAAGATGAGGCCAACAATTGATTTTAAAGGTGATCTTGGAGCAGTACTTAGATACCACTGTACAAAAGTGGGCATTAGTATTGCTGGCTATGTCAAGGGGTTAGTGTATGATGATTTGTTAAAGAAGTATCCTAACTTACTTGATGAAACAAAAAAAGAAACTGTCACACGCTAACCGACCAAAGTTACCGTGACAGTTTCAAAGCAGAAAGGCGTACGGAAAACGTACTATTTCTTAAAATAGTATAGCATTTTTACGTATGCCTTTCAAGATATTTATTTTGGGAGGCATATTTTTATGAAAAATGAACTGAAGATTTTTGAAAACAAAGCTTTTGGTAAAGTTAGAGTAATTGAAAGAAATAACGAGCCATGGTTTGTTGGCAAAGATGTAGCAGAAATTCTTGGGTATCAAAATGCAAGTAAAGCACTTTTAGATCATGTAGATGATGATGATAAACTCAATAACGTTTCGTTATCGAGTTTAGGACAACGTGGTGGGTGGCTCATTAACGAAAGTGGATTATACTCATTGATTCTATCTAGTAAACTACCTGCCACAAAACAATTCAAACGCTGGGTAACAAGCGAAATACTTCCTACGATTCGCAAAAGTGGATCGTATTCTGTAAATCAGGATATGAAGGCCAAAGAAGTAGAAGCTCGCTTAAATAACAGCCGTGCAAGAGTTGCATCGACATTCCTTAAAGTTGCTCAAATGACTGATCTGCTAGAATATAAACATATATGCCAGCAGAAAGCAGCAGAGGTTTTGAGCGGCGTACCATTACTACCAATGCAGTCTATAAACGAAAATACTTTATCTGCTGATGAGGTCGGCAGAGAACTTGGAATCAGTGGTAATATGGTTGGCAGGATTGCGAATCAGCATAATTTAAAAACTGCCGAATATGGTAAATATTTTTATGACAAATCACGTCATTGTCAAAAACAGGTAGAAACATTTAGATATTATAGGAAGGTAATTCCAGTAATCCAAAGTATTATTGATAATAAAAAAGTAGGAGCGTAATATAAAATAAGAAACACCCGCCTGCTCGTGGAAAAGTTAGCGAGTGTTTCAAGCACCAGCCGAAGCTGATAACAATAGTATAGCAGTTTTCGGCTGGTATATCAAGGAGGATATACCATGAACGGAAACAGGTCGTCGTGTCCTGACGATAAAGCAGAAGCTGTCGCCAGATTTATACACGCAGTAAAAAATATGACTAAGAATGAGTTTGAATTAAAGTATATAAATGAAAGCGGTGATCCAAAAGTGGATGATTCGTCGAATGATGTAAAAAAATATATTGAGGATTGGGCTTCGTATGATGATTGTATAAATGATTTTATTAGTGCTATAGAATCTTTGTGCGGCAATAATGCAGCTGTTACAGCGCTTGTATGTTCAGTAATGACTTATTCTAAAAAGCAAGGACAATTAGAAGCAAAACTGGAAAAGCTTGGCATGTCAGCAGATAATATCTTGGAAACTTATTGTAAATTATTTGAGAAATAAATTTTAAAAAGTTTCCGACAAAACCACTATAAAAATGAGTTAAAATAGTATCATAAAGTTAGTTAGAACTTAATAGAAAGCGCTTACTTCGGTAGGCGCTTTTTTATTTGGAAGGAGAGGCGATTTATGGAAAATTTAGTGCAAATCATTGACAGGCAGGTAGTTGTTTCCAGTAGGCAGGTAGCGGAGCATTTTGGGAAACGTCATTCTGATGTAATTAAAGCCGTTGAAAACATATCTTGGATTTGCAGGCAACCGGCGTAAAAGTTCGTTGGTTTGATGAACACCGGTACATAGAACAGGAGTGAAATTATGGATAAAGAGGCTATCATACAAGACCAAATAAATTTACTGTTGGAGGAGCAGAAAAAGGCTGCATCTTTGGACGAGAAGTTAAAGATAGCATCAACTATAGCCAGTATGCTAAATGCTACTGTGGTTAAAGATGCTCCGGCCGCAGTAAAGGTTTAAGGGTGGTGATAATATGACGGTACAGAATACGACAGTTAAAGATATTTATGTTGGTAATGGAGCGACAACGAAATTCCCAATAACATTTCAGATGACGGATCATCCTGAATATATAAAAATATATATTACAGGTGATGATAGCGTTGCCGTAGAAACGGAGAATTTTTCTGTTGATCTTGAAGCTAAAACAGTTACTTATCCAGCTAATGGCGATCCGCTGCCTGATGGACATAAAATAACTATTTATCGTGAGCTGCCATTGTATCAGCTAATGAACCTGGTTAATCAAGGTCCGTTTTTTGCAGAGAATATTGAATTGTCTTTTGACGATCTAACTTTTATATGTCAGCAATTAAATGAAAAATTGAATAGGACATTATCTGCTGGTATTGATGTAAATAATTTTAATAATACTTTTCCTGTAAAGGCTGGAATGAGTTTTAGAATCAATGATGCTGGTGATGGACTTGTGCTGACGGAGGACCCTGCTAGGGTGTTACCTTTAGCTAAAGATGTATTAGAGCAAACGAAACAGGTCAAAGAGAGCGCCGTTAACGAAACAACAAATATTAAAAATACTGCAATCGAAGAGCTGACCGCTATAAAAGATGCTGCAGTAAATGAAACTACGGAAATAAAGGACGAAGCTGTTGCTGCTAAAAATACCGCTGTTGGAGCTGCGGCTACTGCGGCAGAAGATGCTGTTAATAACGTTCAAACGTTACTTGATGAAAAAGTGGCTGCCGCAGAAAACGCAAAAAGTGTAGCTGTTTCTTCTGCTGAATCAGCATTAGCAAGTAAAAATGCTGCGGCTGCATCACAGTCGTCTGCTGCTGCCAGTGCAGAAACAGCCCAGGCTTCGGCAGAATCAGCTTCTAGCAGTGCTAATGCAGCATTAACAAGTGAGAATAATGCGAAAGCTAGTGAAACCAAATCTGCAAAAAGTGAAGAAAATGCTAAGGCTGCTGAAACTGCTGCAGAAAATAGTAAAAAAAGTGCTTCAGATTCCGCTAGTGCGGCTTCTAGTAGTGCTGAATCTGCATTAGAATCTAAAACGTTAGCTGTAGCATCAGCAAATTCAGCTTCTGCGAGTAAGACAAGTGCAGAAAGCAGTGCTAAATCAGCAGCATCTTCAGCAACTACAGCTACAAGGCAGGCAGATAGAGCGAAGGATATTGCTGATAGCTTAGAAGGTTTAGCTGGTATTACTGGTATAGCGACAACAGAGGAAGCCATTGCTGGTGTAGTTGATAACAAAGCAATGACGCCGTTAAAGACGAAAGAGGCTATAGAGCAAGGTACTAATGTTTTTACAGCTTTAAATACTTTCAGAGCAAACATTGCTGTATCAAGTGGCACAACAGCAGGCAGCAGTGGTAATATAAATTTTGGTATTTCTCCAACAAATGAAACAGTACAAGCAAGAATTGGGACGGATAATTTAGGTGGATTATTTTATCACGCAAGCACAAATCAACCTCATGTATTTAGAGTTGGAACGAATAATAATGTGTTTGTCATACGTGACGATAATACGAAAGTAGCTTTTTCTAGCAATAATAATTTCTTTGCAACGGTCACACATGATGGTGTTGCAAAATGGTTAGGTAATGCAAATACCGCTACGAAACTAGAAACCGCCCGCACAATAAACGGCGTAGCATTTGACGGTACGAAAGACATAACCATATACAATACAGAAGGACACTTGGTGTTCCCCAATGGTGCTGAATTTTGGATAGGGTGATATTATGGCAGAATTAGCAAAGAAATTGAATTTTAAAAAAGATGGCGTGCAACAAACGGCGAAAGCCTACTCTACTACTGCCGAAGTTGGGGAACATTGGGTAAATGCTAAGATAGACGGCGTTCCTGCTTATGTTGCTATTGGAGATATAGCAGACAGCAGAGCGACAAGCGGTAGGGTTAAAGGTAGTGGTGGCGATTCATACGCTATATTAAACAGTGGAAAGCCTCCCTACAATAAGGTTGAATATAGAACTCCAGGTACTTATACTATTACATTTGCTGCTGGAGTTACAAGTGCTAAAGCAACTGTTGCTGGTGGAGGCGGCGGTGGAGGTGGCGGTTCGTATAATGGTACAGGAGGTACTGGTGGGAGCGGTAACCTAATTGTAGGCGTGAAATCAGTTACCTCTTCTACACCTTACAGTGTTATTGTTGGAGCAGGAGGTACAGGAGGTGCTGGCGGGAGCGGATCTTTTGGCAAAGGAAGCCAAGGGGCTAATGGTAATGCGTCATCTGCATTAGGGATAACGGCCAATGGCGGTGGAGGCGGTGGTGGTGCTTCGGCAGGCAGTAATGGTAGTACTGGAACTAGTTATGGTTCTGGTGGAGCAGGAGGAGCTGGTGGTAATAGTGCTTCTATAGGGGGGACTGGAGGTACTGGTAATACTGGTAATAACGGCTGGGTAATTATAGAATACGGTGGTGATATTTAAATGGCAAAAAATAGATTCGCACAGCCATTGTACGGTAAGATAATTTATATTTATGAAACTAATTTAACAATGGAGCAGTTACCTACTATTTTCGATCCATCAACATATTGGATTGATGTAACAGGCTTAGACTGCGAAGTAGGTTATTTAGTTAGTTTTAAAGAAGGTGTAGGGCTTGTTTTAGCACCACCGCCTAACGAAGAATATACATTTGAAGAGTTAAAAGCCCAAAAGCTTGAACTTGTTGACGCATGGACAGCAGATAAAATTACTGGCGGTTTTATTTCTCAATGCACCGGTAACCCTGTGAGGTATGATAGCGATAAAGATACTCAGCTTACGATGCAGGGAATTGCACTGAATGTCAGCACAGAACGTTTTGCAAACGAATATCCTTTGGGATGTCCAGTCCGGGGCTATAAAGAAGGGGAAACTGAAAAAACAATACAGTATCTTAACGCTGCTCAGGTATATACCTGGTGTGCTGATTTATCGTCTCATATAGGTGCTTGCAAGCAGCAAGGATGGATTAAACAAGCACAAGTAGAGGCGGCGTTAAGCAAAGAGGATTTGGACGCTATTATATTAGATTAGGCGGTGCAAAGATGGTTGAAATGGCAATGGCCTCAATAACAATCTTTAGCTTTTTATTTGGCATAGTAGGTTTTGTATTTAAGATTTGGATAATAAATCCTTTGTCTACAGCAATAGAGAACCTCCAAAAGACTGTTGACGCTTTAGCTAAGACTATTAATAGGGAGCAAGAACGTACAACAGATTTAAAAATAAAATTTGCTGAGATTGATCAGAGGGCAAAATCTGCACATAACAGGATTGATGAAGTTGGCGAACGGCTATTACTGGTAGAAAACAAATGTAATAACTGTTCATGTAAGGATAAGTGATATTTATGTTTGAGAAAATAAAAAACTTAATAGTGAGTGCCAGAAATAACGTAGCCTCAATGTCGCCAAAAATAATGGCTGTCATTGTAGGCTATTTTATTGCAGTCGTTTTGCTGGTACTGACCTATTACGCTGCGTGGATGTATATGTGGTTGTGGTTGGATAAGATTGTTATGTCTGATCTTCTAGCACTGATAAGAGAGGTTATAGGACCGGCTATGGTTGCATTTGTCACTTTCATAGCTACGAGTTTAGTAGATAAAAACGGGGACGGTGTCCCTGATCCATTTGAAAAGGAGGCAGAGAATAATGGGGACAGTAACAAAAAGAATCACTTTAGATGAGCTACGGCAGTTAGCAGCAAGGGCTAGAGGTAATATTGATAAGATCTATCTACATTGGTCAGCTGGTTATTATCACCAGTTTTTTAGTGACTATCACCTAAACATTGACAGCGACGGCGCTGTTATGGCGACAACAGATGATTTAACTGAATATAAGGCTCATACATGGCGGCGCAATTCTAGAGCTATTGGGATTGCTTTATCGTGCTGTGTAGATGCTGTAGCCTATGCTGATGGGAATATCGACTTTGGCAAGGTGCCACCGACAGAGTTACAGATAGATAGTATGGCGAAAGTTGTAGCTGTACTGTGTGAGGAACTTGGATTGGACATTAATGCCGATACCGTAATGACACATGCAGAAGCAGCAGACTTAGATGACTACGGCCCGGCAACTACTTTTGAACGCTGGGACTTGTGGAAATTGCTAGATGTGCCAGGCGACGGAGAACTGAAACCAGGCGGTGATGTTATTCGTGGTAAGGCTATCTGGTGGCATCATAATTGGTAAAGATTGTATAAGGAGGTGACTAATATGGAAAAACAGCGTATTTTGATTTGGGCTGGTATTGCTCTTGCGATTTTGGTAGGGTGCATTACTTATCACAATCTGTAAGATAAACCCCAGCCACAGAATTAGCCTGTGCGTTGTTTTATCTCCAAAACACTAGGAAATATAAGTAGGAGTATAGAAAACGGCGCACAGGTTGATTATATTGAAAATAGAACTATCTTAATGATAATGAAATAGAATTTAATTTGAAAGAAGGGCAGAAAGTGAATGAAGAAAAACAAATCAGGTATAGCAAGTATCTTATTATTAGTTTTGCCCTTATTGCTGTGCTTATCATTTTCTTTAAATTGTTTTGCGGAGGAACTTCCGGAAACAATAACGATGTCCAGGGAACAGTTCATAGAGTTATGGGTGATAACCGAAAGATCGGAAAGTCGATTGATCAAGCTGTCGAACATATTGGAACTGCAGAAAAAGAAATCGAACGAGCTGATGGAACTAACCGAAGAGCAGCATTTATCCTATCAGAAGGCAGAGAGCGAGCTAACGAAGGGGAAAGAATTGTTACAGAACTCCAACAAGACAATAGCAGAGCAAAACAAATCCTTAGAGATATTGAGCTCTCAAATAAAAAAGGAAAAGTCCAGAAGTGAATTAAAGCAGAAACAGAAGGCCTTTTGGGGATTTGCAGGAGGGGTATTAGTAGGAGCTATAGCAGCGAGCAGGTGATTATATGGATACTTGCCGTTTGCAGGCAAGAGATTGGCTTTCGCAGTCCACACGAAAGGAATTTGAAGCAATCATTTCAGAAGCCAAACTAACGCCGCGGCAAATAGAAATTATAGAACTCAAGTTTATTCACGATCTTAAAAACTATCAAATAGCGATGAAAATAGATACGTCAGTGCAAACGGTCGAAAGAGATCTGCAGCAGGCGTATAATTCAGTTAAGAGAGCATTAAAGGCAGTCACATAATAGTTGTGGCTGCCTTATTTTTTATGCCTATATTAGGGAATTATGAGGGAATGTTGACGGATTATAAGAGCTGATTTAACGGATAATATAGTTAAGATAAATGAACGGAGGCAAGACTATGAGTGGCAATATGAATTTAGGAATTACAAGCAGTTCTGTACTTACTACATATCCACAAACGATGACTTGCATTGTAGATGGAACAAATATTATTCAGGTTGATTTTTATGGGAACAGGCAGAAGATTGGAGTTACTCAAAATGCGTATGATGAGTTAGAAAAAATCAGTAATGAATATTATAACAAGCTTGTTGAACTTAAAGTAATTACCCAACCTAAAACACCAGAACAGCAGATGCAGGAGCAAACGGAACTTATGGCAGATATGCTGAAAGAAATGCAGAATATGAAGCGTGAAATCGAGGTGCTTAAAAATGATCAATCCACAAGCTGTAGCACAAATGCTGAGACTAAACCAGCAGGACACGAACCGCCTTGCGGAAGCATGGGCGACGGCGATGAATGTAGCGAACAAGGTTAATAGTAAGGGTGATGCGCTAAACGCTTTGGCTAAGAATGGTGTTAGTTCAGACATTGTTACTAAGGTCAATGGATATTTAAATAATCCTATGGCTGGATTTATTGCTAAGGCTGCTGGTGTAGATCTTAACAAAGTAAAAAATATAGTCGGTGATTTACAGGGAACCGGCGGAACTGTTCAGCCTGATATTAATCAAGGGCAACAGCCAAATGATAATTTAGCAAGGTTACGTGCAGGGTTACAACAGCTTAAACGCTGATGTGATAAATAAAATATCAAGAAAGGAGTTGTTTGCAGATGGACGAAAAATATTATGGCGGTTTTAACACTTGGGGGATTGCTATCTTCTTGATTATCCTGTTTGCTGCTTTTTTAGGCAATCGTGGTGGTTGGAACAATAACGGTGCTGCTCCTGCATATGGTTGCAATGCTGTATCTAATTGCCAGGTAGAAAAACAGGGAATCATCGACAGCGCGCGTACTCAATATTTGATTGAGAATACTGCTCGTCAAACCCAAGAGCAAACTATGGCTGGCTTCTCTGCACTCGGTACGAAGATTGACTTTTATGAGTATCAAAACCTGCGTGATCAACTTGCTCAGGAACGTACGAAAAATGTCGTTCTGGAAAACCGCGTATACAGTGATGCTAAATTCAACGCTGTAGAAGCTCAACTGGCTTCTATCTCTTGCCGTATGCTTCCGAAACCTGAGGTTACTGGTATTGGCGCAGTTTGCCCGAATGCCGGCATTATCAATGGTTTGGGCATTAATAGCCTGAACGGCGGTTGCAACATGGTTTAAAGGGGTTTAAAAGTAAGGCTCCGTCGTAAGACGTGATACAGGGCGGAGAAATCCGCCCTATTTTTTATAGGAGATGATAATATGTGTGGAAATAATGGATGTAAAGTATGTCCTAATTTAGTTGCCAGTACTGAGGTGGCAGTTGCTGCTAATGAATTGCAAATTACAATTCCGGCGATGACAATAAATAATAATGAAAAGATTTGTTTGTTAATTGCCCAGGCAATCCCTGCAGGTGCTGATACACTGCCGGTAGTTATTTTAAATGGTACAGGCGGTACAGTAATTCAAATGATTAACCGTTGCGGTGACGGAGTAAGAGCAGATCAAATCCGCAGCAGAAAAATTTATAATTTGCGTGTGATGACAGAACCGCCCTTAGCAGTGGTTCGCAGTAATAATCTTTGCTGCACAGCTTTTGTATGGCCACAAATTACACCGCCTACAGTTACTCCATCGTCTGTTACTTTAAAGAAATGAGGCGTTGGCAATGGGCAATTTATTGATTGGCTTTACAATAGCATTTCTTTCAAGTAGAGAAGGTCAGGAAATAGCTAAAAAGGTTGCAAAGAAAGTGCTTGAAAATCTTTCGGAAAAACCTAAAAAGAAGGACGGTGAAGATAATGCATAAGTACGATCATTATGCAGAGCATATTGACGGTGACCAATTAAAAGAAGAACAGGTTGACGATATTGTTTGCTGTGCATTAGAAAAAATCAAAGCCATCGATGAGGAAGATTACGAAGCTATAATGATGAAAATTCATTGTATAGCTTATGGCCCGCACTTTGACGAACATCTGGTCAAAAAGGCAGTCTCTGAAATGAAAAATGTCGATGGGACAAGTGGCCAGCATTGGACATTAGAAGAGACCACCAAAGTCATGGATCAGAACGGTGTACATGCCAATAAGTACGACTGGTATTATTTAATGAATATGCTGCATAGCGATTATTCTCACCTGTGGGGAGAAGATGTTGCTCAGTACGTTAAATTTGCCAAAGCGTATATCAATGATCCTGATGCCGGAGCAGGTAAAGTTTTTTATCTGTGGAGAGCTGGAAAACATCATCATTAATATGTTAAAAGTGGTCGCAGTTTTGGTCGCACTTTAGTGCTTTTTACTACCATTTCGCGACCTCTTACGACGTGTTGAAAAATAATTTTGAAACAAAATAAAAACCGTCAAAGCCCTTGAAAACTAGGCTTTGACGGCACTTTTTTATTGGTACGCCCGAGTGGAATCGAACCACCGCACACGGCTCCGGAGGGCTTGTTG